CCAGCTCTGAACACTCCTGATGTACTGTTTCGTTCTGGCATATCAGATTCTTTTGTTAATGGAGAATTTTGTGTTCGTACCTCAGGTGCTGGCGAATTTATACTGTCTGTCTCTCCTGGTGTATGAGCAGAAGGATTAAAACTTTCATGTGAATTCCAGGGCTCATGTTGCGGAGTTCTTCTTGGTAGTAAGGCTATAGCGGCATCTGTTGCTCTTGAAGCATCTGCTGTAACTCTTTGATTGGCTATAGGACTTCCGTTTTTATCTAAAACTTGGTCAGAGTCGTCAACTGATTCATTGGTAGCAGGCTTGGTAAATGTATCACCAATTGAGTCTGCTGTATCTGAAGGATCTGGAACTTGAGCAGGACTGTTCATATGTATTTGTGAAGCCTGTTCTCTGTGTACATCAACTGATAGAATTTGTGTTTTACCTCCAGCATCTAATTTATTATCAGTAGCACTTTTTATTTGCGTATTAGCACCACTTGTAAATTTATTATCACCTACAGTATTTAAATTAAACGCTCCATTTACTGTTTGTCTATAATCACCAACAACCTTAGAATGAAAGTTTTGATTAATTGCTATGTGTCCATCTAAAGTAACTTGTAAATTGTAATCTCCATTAATTGTTGATCTATGTGTTCCTTCTATTTGAACGTCTTCATCATTACCAATTGCTTTTTGTCTGTTTCCGCCGATCTTTAAATCTTGATTAATTGCTACATATTTTCTATCATTATTTAAAATTCTCACATCATTGTTCTGTGCTACCTTAACTTTTTTATCTCGCAAAGCTGTAAGGTTAAAATCTCTTCCTGCTAATATGTTAATATCTCTGTCAGCAGTGATGTTTAAGTCTGTTTCTGTTCTTATGTTTATACTATCACTACCATAGATATCAATTTTTCCATTAGAAGTCATTTCTAACCAAGCACTACCTTGTGCGTTTGCTATGTAAATTATATCTTCTGAATTGTGTAATAAAATCTGATGTCCTGTTCTAGTTCTTAAACGTATGTGTTCATTGAAAGGAATATCAACCTTTGCTTTATCAATATTAGCAGGAATAGCTTCTACATCATAATATTTTGCTCCTGTAGTTCCTGCTTGGCCTGCTCTTAAAATGGCAGGGTCTCCATCATCCATTACAAAACTAGATCCTCCTAATCTACTTCTGAAATATTCTATTGACTGACCTTTTTCACCATATCTTCCTTTTGGTGCTCCGTCTGCTTTGTCTACAGGACCAGGAGTATTCCAACCATAAACATTATTTGGTATATCTCTTCTGGCACTTGATGTTGTTTGTCCTCTAATAGGATCTTTCAATAATCCTTGTGTGGATAAAGCACCTGCGAATAAAGGATTGTGTGGTCTTTGAAAACGGTCTGTATCATATCCTTTATGATCAAGTTTTTTATTGTATTCACCTGTTGGCAATCTTCTACCTTTTAAATCATCAGATAAACCCTCTTGATAAATCAAATCAGCTGATGATGTAGGATGGCTTCCAGGAACCATGCTGTTCATATACTCGTCTTGAATACATCCTATCCAGTAACATTGATTGGTTTGGTTTTCTACAAAAATTACTAAAACTTTTGTTCCTGGATCAGGCGGCACAGCCCAAAATCCATAACTTTGCTGTGTTGCCGCATATTGTTTGTTTCTTGAATTTGATTGAGCATCATTTACTCCATAGAAAGGAGAACAGTAATAAGCTGTAAATAATTGACCTCGCGGAAATAATTCTTGTCCTCCAGGATTGGTATGCGATAATAACTCTACTCGTAAAGCACCCATTCTCTTAGGATCTAAATGATTGACTACTTTCGCAATAAAAGGACCATTAGTATAATTAGGTTCTGCGTTTGCGCCTTTGGTTCTTTTTTGTTCAGCCATTATTTAGGTCTTCCAGTACCTGATGCTATTCTATATTCATAGTCATTTTGTCTCTGAATAAAATTAGCAGTATCAGCTTTGGTTTTTTTAAGGTATTCGTCCCTGTTTTGTCTTTCATTTTCTTCTATTTTTCCGTTAGCGTTTACATCAGCTAAAGCGTTTGCTATTTTAAGAGGATCGTTTGTAGCCATTGCCGCATCAATCATTTTTTGTTGTTGTTTCTTTATGGCAAATATTTTTTCTCTTATTACTTTTTTATTATCAATAGGACCTTGATTTTTACGTCTTACCAATGATAATTCGTTTGTGTATACATTTCCTCGAAAACTGTTTGTTACTGTAATCACTTGATATAATCCGCTAAATTCTTCAACATCTGATAAACCTTGTGCTGTAGGAATTCCTGTGCTGATATCTATAGGAGTTCTAAAATTAATTATTATATCTACATCTCCATTATGATGATTCATGGTTCCGTCAGCATTAATGTTTATAAAACTTGTTGGATTGGCAAAATAATTTCCTACACCACTATCTGCCATAAAATATAAATCTCCCAAAATGGTCATGTTAGCAGAAAGTAAATCAACATCACCATTAATCATTGCGTCGTGAAAAGCACGAGATACCCTTACAGCGGCAGATTCCTGTATTGCTCCATTAGTAAGCTGTCCTGCTTGAGTATTATTTACAGTTCCAACCATTTCAACTGTTTCACCAGGTGTACCTTCATGACCACTTGCGTCTGCCATAGAAACTTCTGCTTGTTTGTAAGTTTTTCCACTGGTAGATAAATCATTATTTGCTGACCTGTTCATAAAATCTTTTCCAATAGCTTGGAAAAAAGCAAATTTAAAGTCTAGATCAAAGTTCAAAATATCTGTATTTTTTCCAGTATAAATGTAATCATATTCTTTTGCCGCTTGTTGTTTTAAAAAATTAAATCCTGGAGGTGGATCGTTTGGTAACATAAACACTGATTGATGTATTAATGTTGGCACAACATTGTATACAAATATCTTTGGATACTTATTCAACTTACCTTCTGTTGAGGGAGCATCTAACACATAGGTTTGGACTTCTATCCTAAACCATTTTATCATACCATTTGCGTCCGCTGATAATTGTCCTTTATTTAAAAGTTGTTGTCCGTATTCACTTATTAGCACAAGTTCTTCGATAATTCTTTGTATCTTTGTGCCTTGTTTAAATTGTATGGTCTTATTGTTAGGACTTATTCCTACTCCATTCCTGTGTAATATTTTAGCTTTTTCATCATAAGCAAATTTAGACACACCAAAAGGCATTTGCCCCGCAGTTAAAGTTCCTTGCGGAAACATTTTTGTAGATCCTATTTCATTTGTAAAACTTGATGTTGTAAACTCTTTCTTTATTTTTTCACTTAAATTATTACGCTTGATACTGTAACCTAATCTGTCGTATACGTGTTCACGCTTTAAAATTTCTTCAGCATCGTTTCCCCTAGCCTTTAGTGATCCTGGAGACACATTTTCTAAAAAGTCAACTCCAATAGCTGTTGATAGTGCTTGGTCTACATCGTACTCTCTTCTATTCTTGGAATAGTCTCCAAACAATGCCGAATTATCTACATCAGCTAGTGTGTCTCTCATAACGTTTTGTGACATTTCTGTTGGAAATAAGATTATAATTTCGTCTGGTTCATATTTGTTGTCTGATTTTAAAGAAGTTTCTAATAAATCGGTGTTATGTGCAACTGCCAAACTATCAAACCCCGTTTGTAACATTTCTTGTATTGTACGTCCTGTAATGCTAATATTGCTTTTTATAGCTTGATTTGTATCTATCAAGGCAGTTTCATTAAACGGTACTGCTTTTATAGTATATTTAGATCCACCAGCTGTAACATCAAATTGTGCGTTGATTATTTTTACAGCCAATTGTCTACTACCTTCTTTCATATGTGGGCCCATTACATCCGTATACCCTACAACATCAAGTTGTAATAGGTAAGGACAATCTAAGTAATTTCTATATCCTGCTTTCATAGCACAAAGTTGTAGATGTTGTAAAAATTGTCCCATACTATAAGGTTCCATAACCTCAAACTCTATAGCAAAAGCAGTTGTAACTCTAGTGCTTTTGTTCGGAGCTACAACGCTTTGAATATCTACATTATCTATATAATATTCTAAATTTGCTTTATTGTTTTTTAATTCTAATTCCGTAAATGGTCTTTGTCCTCCTGGCATAGGTCCTTGATATTTAGGTTGTGGAAACCCGCCCATTTTAATTACTGTTTGATCAGCTCTAGGGCCAGTTCTTTTATAATATTTGTGCGGAAAATTATATTCGTCATTGCTCAATGCGGCCAATGTCCATAAATAATTTTTTGAAACGTATTTGTCTAATCCATTAGGTCTTCTAGCATTAAATATCTGTCCAAAGTGTTCTAATCTTTCTCCATCTTTTTCATCTTGACTTTCGGCATTGTTAATAGCATTAGCTTCATCTTCTGTCAACTTCATGTTATCTGCTGTTTGTTCGTCGGACTTAAAAAGATTGGTGGAATAACCGTTTGCTTGAAACTTAGGCGCATTAGGGTCAGCGTCTCCGACAGTAGCAGATTCAGACTTTTTTCCGTTTGTGTCTTTTTTTATGTTATTGCTATCGCTGTTGACTTTAGGTTTTTCTGGCCTTCCGTCACTCTGGCTACCATCGCCAAACTTTGTGCCTTCTGACTTGGGAAATTTTTTTGTACCTACTACAATGTCAGCATAGGTATACGGATTTTCAGACATGTGTTACTCCAGTGCGTCACGTACTCTAGCAGGGTTTGGCAGATAAATTGAAGTTCCTGTAGATATATCATATATAAAATCTTCAATGATATCTAAGTTTCTTTGACCAAACACCCACCACAAATCTTTATTACCATAATAATCATAAGCAAGTAAATCCGGTCTATGATTATACTGTGGTTCAATAGTATACAACTTGTCATCCGAAAAAGAGGGAATAGGCCTAATAGTAAGTAAATCTAAAGTGCCATCTACTTTATAATCTGTATCTTTATATGGATTAGACATTATACGTATCCCTGGTTAAGATTTTTGCCGTTTACAAAATCGTTATAACTAAATGATGAAACTTTTTGCCTGCTGTATATAGGCTGTACCGTCACTGTGAATTGCGATTCAGAAGGTGCCCAACCAACTGACATTGCTCTTTTTTGCGATTCAATAGAACCACCAAAGTCTGAAAAATCAATTGGATTAAAACCTGTTGCTATGTAGTCAACTTCGTTTGGCATATCAACTGTAAAGTTAACAATCACACATGGAACATTATTAAAGACATAATCTCCATAACCACTTAAGAATACAACCGGTGGCGGATTACCTCTTTGATCTGAATCCGAACCATGCCGCATTTTAGTAACTGTTCTCAAGTAATGTAAACAACCTACCCAATACTTTGCCTCTAAGCCGTTTTGACTGTAAAATTGTCCTGTGATTACCAATTGATCCACTTGTGAATTCTGATAAGCAAAAAAAGGATAATTATTATGTATAGGAGCCACTTGGTTATAATTTGCTGAGTGACTTAAAATAATCGTAGGAGTATAAGGAAACATCATTCCTCCTGTGTTGATCAAAGGCGAAATAATCGGTGAATTTTCAAAATCTTTTGGCAAGCTCAGTTTGACACGCCAATCTCTATCTTCAACTGTGGACTGTCCCCAGTATGCTTGTGATTCCGTAGTGCCTAGCTCAGCGTCACCGCCTTTTAAACCTTTTGCTCGAATGTTACTAACTAAATTTTCAGCACCGCCTGACACACCATCATATATATTCTGTGCTGTCTCTTTCATTCCTTGGTACATTGGTGATTCTGTTAACCAACTTGGAGCATTACCGCTATTTGTATTTTGTCCAGCACTTTTGAATGCTTCGGTTGGTTCTTTTTGGCCTTGGTTTACACCATTCTTGCTTATTACACCGTTTTTGAAATATGTTGTCATTTGGTTAACTCCTTACTATTATTTAGTTGACAAAATTAACAGAGTATATTATAATGTGGTATGAACCTTGGAGAACCAATGAAAAGAATTAATTATTTAAACAACAAAGACATATTAGCAGAGATTCACAAGTCTAAATCATCGTTTTGTAGCTTTACGGACAACGATTTTGCTGACTTTGATATAATATTACCTAGTGTGTCTAAAATAAATGTCCGTACAATAGCAGAAGCAAAAAGGAACAAGGCAAAAAAATTACAGCAAAAGGCATTTGAAAAGGCAAAAGAAAGTGGTAAAAGAGTAAAATTAGCAGAATTTGCTATTGATTATCGAAAAATAGAAAAAACGGATGTTATATTTAGGATTATGATGTATGATCATATTCCTGAAGAGCCAGGACGTAAGAAAAATCCTAAAACAATAGCAGACACAAAAACAAAGGTAAATTTTCCTCCGTTCCAGCATTATAAATTTAATGACAACGGTGAACTTATTTGCGTAGGTAAAAGTCACTGGGAAGGCGGTATGGAAAATGGTAATTTTACCAAAGAAGGTGGTAAGGTAACAAATAAACTTGCCTTGATGTGGATGAAACTGTGTGATAGATATGCTACCCGTGGAAATGTGAGAGGATACACATATAATGATGAGATGCGTGGACAGGCAATATTACAGTTGTCTCAGATTGGATTACAGTTTGATGAATCCAAATCTAATAATCCTTTTGCGTATTATACTGCGGCTGTGACAAATTCATTTGTAAGAGTTATTAATATAGAAAAAAGAAATCAAAATATTAGAGATGACATCTTAGAAATGAATCATATGAATCCTAGTTACACTAGACAGGCAAAAGGAGAATGGGAGCGTCAACAGCGTGACCATAATTTGGCTACCCAAAAAGCCCAAAAAACTGATTGACAAACTCTTAGTTTTCTACTATAATGCTAGAGGAAGGATTGTATTTTGTTTAAAAAAGCGGCGGTTTTTACTGATATCCATCTTGGATTGAAGTCTAACAGTAAAGTTCATTTACAGGATTGTGAAGAATTTGTAGATTGGTTTATCCAAAAAGCAAAAGAAAACGGTTGTGAAACTGGAATATTTTGTGGAGATTGGCATCACAATCGAAATACTATTAATGTACAAACACTTGATACTACAACAAGGTGTTTAGAAAAACTAGGTAAGGCATTTGAAAAATTTTATTTCTTTGCTGGTAATCATGACTTGTATTACAAAGATAAACGCGATATCTATTCGTTAGAGTTTGGTAAACACATTCCTGGTATTACTTACGTAGATGAAATATTACAAGAAGATGATGTTGTTCTTGTTCCTTGGTTAGTAGGTGAAGAATGGAAACAGATTTCTAAGATCAAAGCAAAATATATGTTTGGTCATTTTGAACTTCCTAACTTCTATATGAATGCTATGGTACAGATGCCAGATACTGGTGAGTTGAAGGCTGAACACTTCAAACATCAAGACTACGTATTTTCAGGACACTTTCATAAAAGACAGGTACAAGGAAAAATACATTATTTAGGAAATGCTTTTCCGCACAACTACGCAGACGCATGGGATGACAAACGTGGCATGATGATCCTTGATAAAGAAAACAACAAGGAACCAGTATACATAGACTGGGATGATTGTCCAAAATATAGAACATTAAAACTTTCTAAACTGTTAGATGAAAAAGAAAAACTATTAAAAAGTAAAATGTATCTTAGAGTTACACTTGACTTACCTATATCATACGAAGAAGCTAGTTTTATTAAAGAAACTTTTGTAAACGAATATGACTGTAGAGAAATAACACTTATTCCAAGTCAAAAGGATGAAGAGATACACACTGATATTGATATAAGCACATTTGAAAGTGTAGATCAGATTGTAACGAAGGAGATTACAGCAATTGATACTGAACAATATGATAAAAACACGCTGTTAAGGATATATGACGAACTATGATAAAAATTAAAAGCCTTACAGTAAAGAATTTTATGAGTGTGGGTAATCAAACCCAAGCAGTTGACTTTGATAAACAACAACTTACTCTTGTACTTGGTGAAAATCTTGATCAAGGCGGAGATGATATGGGTTCTCGAAACGGAACTGGAAAAACAACAATCATAAACGCATTAAGTTATGCTTTGTATGGTATAGCACTAACAAATATCAAAAGAAATAATTTAATAAACAAAACCAACAACAAAGGAATGTTGGTTACTTTGACTTTTGAAAAAGATGGTACAGATTATAAGGTAGAAAGAGGACGTGGTCCTAATCTTTTGAAGTTTTTTGTAAACGATCAAGAACAAGAAATGACTGATGAAAGTCAAGGAGACAGCCGTAAAACACAAGAAACAATAAATGAACTATTAGGGATGAGTCATAACATGTTTAAGCACATACTTGCCTTAAACACATACACAGAACCGTTCTTAAGCATGAAAGTAAATGACCAAAAGGACATTATTGAACAGCTACTTGGTATAACAATACTTTCTGAAAAAGCAGAAAGTCTAAAAGAAAAAATAAAACAAACTAGAGATAGTATTACAGAAGAAAACGCAAACATAAATGCCAAACAACAAAGCAATGAAAGAATAAAAGAAACCATAGACAGCCTAAAGATAAAACAAAGTGCTTGGGAAACAAATAAAAAGACAAATCTTGAAAAATTACAAAGAGGTATAAGTGAACTAGAACATCTTGACGTTGATAGTGAATTAGAAAAACATGAAAAACTTAAAAACTGGGAAGAATTAAACACAAGAATTAATACACTGAAGAAAGAAACAGCAACACTAGATTCTACATTGTTAAGAGCAAACAATTCAGTAGACAAAGTAAAAAAGGATATTGAAGAACTTGATAATGCTGTGTGTTATGCTTGTGGACAAGAGCTACAGGAAGATAAAGTAAAAGAAATTGAAAGCAAAAAAGCCAAAGAACTTGAAGATGCTGTTGCGTATCAAAAAGAAATAACAGATAAGCTATCTGAAGCAAACAAAGAACTTACTGAGATAGGTGATATAAATGGTCGGCCTGATACTTTTTATGAAACTATCAAAGAAGTTTATGATCATAAACAAAATGTAGCACAACTTAAACAAGCATTAGAAAATAGTCAATCAGAAACAGATCCTTATCAGGAGCAAATTGATGATTTAACTAAAACAGGAATCCAAGAAGTTGATTGGACTACAATCAACGCACTCAATGATCTAAGAGAACATCAAGAGTTCTTATTAAAACTGTTAACAAACAAAGATAGTTTTATACGTAAAAAGATTATTGATCAAAACTTGGCATATCTGAACAACAGGCTCACACATTATCTTGACAAACTAGGATTGCCACATCAAGTTGTGTTTATGAACGATTTGAGTGTTGAGATCACACAGTTAGGTCAGGATCTTGATTTTGACAATCTTTCCAGAGGTGAGCGTAATAGGTTGATTCTTGGTATGAGTTTTGCTTTCAGAGATGTTTGGGAGAGCTTGTATCAAAACATTAATCTACTGTTCATTGATGAGCTTGTTGATTCAGGTATGGATACTTCAGGAGTTGAGAATAGTTTAGCAATACTTAAAAAGATGGGAAGAGAACGCAATAAAAACGTTTATCTTATCTCGCATAAGGATGAATTAGTTGGTCGTGTAACACATGTACTTAAAGTGATAAAAGAAAATGGATTTACTTCTTATGAAAATGACGTGGAAATATTTAATGAAAGATGATATTAGATAAAATTAAAAATCGTGGTGAAGAAATGGCTCCTTTAGAAGGACATGATAGATTACAATATCTTATTGACATTGCTAGAGAAGTTCCGCCTTTGGAAGATAAGGATAAAATAGACGAAAATAAAATCAGAGGTTGTGCTAGTAATCTGTGGGTAGTAGGAAAAGTCAATAAAGATGGAACAATGTCTTACAAACATGACGCAGATGCTTGGATCACAAAAGGAACAGCGAAAGTTTTAGTTGATCTATTAAATGGTGAACACCGTAGTGCTATAGCACAGCTGACATTAGAAAATTTTGAAGGCTTAGGAATAAGAAATCTTTTAACTATGCAGAGACAGGTAGGATTTGGCAGTTTAGTAGAACGCATGATAGAGATAGCAAAGAATGAATGACGATATACATGATAAGCTAACAAAGGCATATATGGCATATTTCAAGGCAAATGAAGCATTTGAAGCAAGAAATTCAGTGCGAACACATCGAGAAACTCGCAAATGGCTACGTGAAATAAGATCTTTAGCTAAACAACGCATGGATGAAGTACATAATAAGCATAATTCCAAAAAGGACATCCCAGAAGAATAGGCTTGGGTAAGTATCCATATGCGATGGACTTACCAAGGTAAAGAAATAGAAGAACTACCCGAAGATACAGAAGGATTTGTATATCTTATTACCAATAAGACCAACGATAAAAAATACATAGGCAAGAAATTAGCCAAATTTAAGAAAACACGCCCACCACTCAAAGGCAAGAAAAACAAAAGAAGAAGCAAAATAGAAAGCGATTGGAGAGATTACTGGGGTTCCTCAGACCATTTGATCGCAGATGTTGAAAAAATAGGACCAGAAAATTTTACAAGAGAAATATTGTATCTATGTCAGAGCAGAGGCTTAATGAGTTATTTAGAGGCTAGGGAACAATTCAACCGCAGAGTATTAGAAACTGATGAATACTACAACGGAATCATCAATGTGCGAGTAGGAAGTTCAAAAATTCTTAAAGAACAACTAAAAAATATCTAGGCAATATAAGGACGCTGTTTGATCGAGGAGGCTCGATCCGCTTTGAGGTGTAGCCACGAGCTACATCAGAACTAGCGAGTCCACTAAACTGTTGCTCCAAAAAACTCCTAGCAAGGGAACGAAGCGGGAGATAGCGAGATCCGCGAAGCGGTTGCGGTAGCAAAACCGGTTACGCAGATTTTACGTGATGTCGACGTAGGTTGGGAAAGGTCAGAGCCCATGGAGCAAGTAAAACACCTACTTCCGGTCTCGGCTGTGCGAACTCACATGAAGCTTGAGATAGATGGAACCAGCGATTAGGTTCCGTCTGACTGAACAATCTACATGAAACGTAAGTGCTTCGCACTTAATTCAAACGAATATTAGGTGTTTGAGCGTCAAGCGAAAACACGATTGATCTTCAGATCAATCCAATCCAATGCGTACAATCATCACAGGGATCGTCGCAAAGGTTGAGATCTTTAATGAAGATCAGGATCACGGCCAAATCCAGGTTTCACGCTACTCACTTCTATGGGAATTACTTCGAATTGAAAATGTGGGTCTTGATCACGTTTGGTTGCTACGTATAGGTTGACTTCTTCCTGCGAGTTAAGTTCATCAATAACTTTACCCGTAGGGTCAACTATCTGATATCTAGTAATCATAGTCGATTATTTAATAAGTAATTATGTCTTCAAATGTATAAATATAATGGAATAGGAGTTTACGATGAAGGTTATAGACGTTTTAACAGAGTCAAAAAAGACAAATGAAGGACCAATTCGCTTTTTAAAGCGTACATTGGGCAAAAACACAGCTATGGGCAAGGCCGCACAAATAGATGCGGAGCTTGATAAGGAAGTAAACAACCTATACAAGGATTTCTTTGCGGTAGCAAAACAACGTCCAGATCTAGGAGGCATGACTGCCAAAGGATTAGGACAGTTTATGGTTGCTAAAGGATTTGCTAACAAGCCTTCGGAAGTGATGCGTTTCATTAATCAAGATCCTAGCATGAGTAGGATACTAGCCAAGGGTGCTAAAAAAGTTGCTAAAGGCGCAAAAACCGCGGCTGGCGCCGGCGTCAAAGCCGCTAAAGCGGTAACAAAGGGAGTTGGCAAGGTAGCGGGAGCCGCTAAGAAAGCATTGACTCCTAAGAAGTCAGATCTTACTCCAGATGGACAAATGGAACTTCCATTGTCAAACTCAATATACAGCGAAGCAATACTGGAATCAATACTTAATGAAGTTGATATACCTTTGACAAAGGCACAGGTCAAACAGGTAATGAAAGGCTTTGTTAGAAAAGGGTTTCAATCACAGTTGGGATCACGTACACAGAAAAGTGCTTACGCAACTGACTCAGGTGATACGAACATGATGCCAGACAATGATGTTCAATCCGCTCTAGCTACTTTACAAGATGCTGGCTTTAAGATAGATACCAAAAAGAAAACAATCAAAACTCCAGCCTAGAAAAACGGCTGTCCAGTTTTTTTAGCAGTTTCCATATTTTCCTTGATAAGATCATTCATTAGTTCTATATCTTCCGTAGCGAGATCATAACTGTCGTTGACGGTGAGAGATCCTCTCATCCACCAGCACAATCTGTACAGGGTTGCCTTAATCTGCTTGACCTCGCCTTCGAGGACCTTAACCTCGTTTTGGATTTTATCGAGTGACCATGTTAAGATCCGGAGCCGAAAAAATTGCTCTGATCAAATGTAACGGGAT